TGAGAGATATGCCACCGATAGAGGATTTGATTGGGAAAGTATAACTGAAAGACAAAAACATGGGATTGCAGATTTCATGTATAATCTTGGTTATAAGACAATGACCAGTCCATATAAAAAAGAGAGTGGAGAAATGTCAGAAAATGATATGTTTCATTTTACAATGAATGCTTATCTTAGTGGAGAAAATGTAGTCATTAATAAAGACCCAAATATATCTCATAAAAGAGTATATCATGCAGATGGTAAAAGATTTGAATTGAAATATAGATATAAAAAATGGAAAGAATTGTTTGGAGGGTTACCTGAAGATGTGGCTATGGGGAATATGTTACAACAAGACAATCCTTTAGGAGTAAGATAATGCCTAGATTAAGTAATAAGAAAAAAGCTGAAGCAGTTAAGGACCTTTGGCAAAAGGCTGCGGGTAATGAAAGACAAAAGTGGAGAAATATTAACCAGAGAGGGTATGATTTTTTTCTAAATGACCAGTTGACAGCTCAGGAGAGAGATGATTTACAGGAAGCTGGTATGCCTGACTTTGTTATTAATAGAATAACACCAGCTATTGAAATGATGAAGTTCTTTGTAACTGCAAATAATCCGAGATGGCAAGCTGTAGGGGTTGAGGGTTCTGATATTGATATAGCAGCTATTCATTCTGATATAGCTTCTTATTGTTGGTATATATCTAATGGAAAGTCTTTGTTTTCTCAGGTAGTCCAAGATTCTTTTACTAAAGGTATTGGATATATGATGGTTGACGTTGATGCTGATAAAGATAGGGGGATGGGGGAAGTTGTTTTTAAATCTATCGACCCTTTTGATGTATATGTTGACCCTATGAGTCGGGATTTTTTGTTTAGAGATGCTTCTTTTATTATAGTAAAAAAGGACTTACCTAAGAATCATTTAATTAATTTATTCCCAGACCATAAGTCTAAGATAAAGAAATCGTCTGGAGCCGTTAATCAATTTGGGTCGGCTAGTTTAAGAGATATTACATCATCTGATAGTGTTCAGTTCGAGGATATTGGTTCTAGGGCTTATCTGCCTGATGGTAAAGAGGATGATATTATAGATTTTTATGAGATGTATGCTAAGGAGAAATTACCATTTTATAATATATTTATGAGAGTTCCTCCAAGTCCTCAAGAAATGGAGCGTATCAATGGTATGGTTGAGGAGAGAATGGATGCTATTGTTAAAGAGCTAACTGTGGCGGCTGAAGAAAAAGAGCTTGGTATTAGGATGGCTTTGGAGAATGGTGAGATTATTGAGTCAAGGGCTATGCTTGAATTAGAGAAACTTCAGAAGGAAACTCAGCAGGCAATAGAATCTCAGCAAGCGGCTATGGAAGCTCAAGTTACTGAAGAAGTGTCAAAAGTTGAGAATAAAGTTGTTAGTGAAGATGAGTATAAATTATTAATTAGTAATGAAGAATTCTCAGGGGCTGTTGTTGATTCGGTAAAATTTCATGATACAAGAGTAAAAGTTACTTGCGTTGCGGGGGATACTTTATTATACGAATATTATTTACCTAATGCTGATTATCCGATAGTTCCTTTCCCTTACACATATACAGGGACTCCATACGCTATGAGCGCTGTTACACCTCTTGTCGGTAAGCAGCAAGAAATAAATAAATCCCATCAGATAATGCTCCATAATGCTAATTTAAGTTCTAATCTACGTTGGCTTTATGAGGAAGGTTCGGTTCCTGAAGACGAGTGGGAAAAATATTCTTCATCTCCAGGGGCGTTGTTGAAGTATAGGCAAGGATTTCAAGTCCCAACTCCGGTTCAGCCGTTACCTCTTAACCAAGCTTTCTTTAGTATTACCCAGCAAGGGAAGCAGGATATAGAATATATATCAGGAATACCAGGGACATTGCAAGGTGTCGAGACTGAAAAGCATGAAACATACAGAGGAATGTTGGCTTTGGATGAGTATGGTACTAGAAGAATTAAAGCTTGGGGTCAGACTATAATGGAACCTGCTTTGGAGCATTTGGGTAAGGTTTTTATGGAAACAGCTCAAAATACATATACGGCACATAAAGTATTTAGAATAGTTCAGCCTGAAGCTGGTGGTCATGAGGAGAGAAGTGTTGAAATAAATGTTCCTGTGTATAATGATTTTGGGGATGTAATGAGTAGGTGGAATGATTATGCATCTACTAGATTTGATGTAAGGTATGTTGGAGGTTCTACACAACCAGTTAATAGATGGGCTTTGATTGAGGAGTATTTTAGATGGTTTCAGTCAGGACTTATTGATGATATCGCTATGATATCAGAAACAGATATTAGAAATAAAGAGCAGATTATCCGAAGAAAGAGTATATACGCTCAGCTTAAGCAACAACTGGAAGAACTTACTGAAGAACTAAAAGACCGTGATGGGACTATTGAGACATTATCAAGACAGGTTATCCAAGCTGGTATAAAGGATAAAGTTAATACAGCTGGAAGCGAGATAAGAAAAGACGTTCTTGAGACAGAAGCTCAGCAAAAATATTTAAGAAGTTTGATGAAAGAAAAATCTATACCAATAACAGAAAAACAAGTTGAAAAGGATAGGTAAACGCAGTTAAATTAATGGAGGTACATTATGGCACTGCAACAAGAGCAAAACGACAACCTGTTAGAGGATAACAGCCTCGAGGAGACTCAAGAAATGTCTTCAGCCCAATTTTTTGATGAGCTGGATAGACAAGTTAATGGTGCTGTACAAGAAAGTGCTGGGGAGCCCGTCCAGCACGACAGCGTAACGGCTAGTAATAGCTCTCGCGAGGAATCAGTCAATAAACAAGGGCACAATTACGAAAAAAGGTATAAGGATTCAAGTAGAGAGGCCGGAAAGCTGAAAGGCAGACTGGATGAACTTGAGCCTTATGCGCCTATCTTAGATGATATGAGAGAAGACCCTAATTTAATAAACCATATTAAGGGATATTATGAGGGTGGAGGTACAACGCCAGGAAATCTCAAGGAAAGACTAGGACTAGATGAAGACTTCGTCTTTGATTATGATGAAGCTATTGATAATCCAGATTCTGACTCAGGAAAGTTATTGAATGCCAGCGTTGATGGTATAGTTCAAAAACGGCTTGGTCAGTTTGCCAGACAGTCAAAAGAAGAAAGTCAGCGTGTTACTGCAGAACAGGACTTTCGTAATAGATATAATCTAAATAATGAAGAGTTTCAAGAGGTTGTGAATTATGCGCAATCGAGACCTTTAACTTATGATGATGTTTATTTTTTGATGAATCGGGGTAAAAAGGATGATAAAATAGCTCAGAATACAAAAGGCGAAATGATGGAGCAAATGAAGAAAGTTCGTCAAAGACCTTCTTCAGTGGCTTCAACAGGCTCTAGCGATAGTTCTTCTCCTGGGTCGAGCGATGACCGAGTGTTTGACGCTCTCATTGATATAGATAAGGAAATGGAACAAGCTTTTAGTTTATCATAATTAAAAGCTTTAATTGTTAACTTAAAGGTAAATAAATGTCTGATATTTTTACACTTGGAACTTATTCTGATGTTGCATCTTGGTCTGATGGTACATCTAAAGATACTGGTGACCTTAGGCGAAAATATAATTTTGGAGACCGTGTCTCTGAATTAGCAATCGCTCAAGACCCTTTCTTTCGATTTGTATCAAAAGTAGCTAAGAAGCCAACTGATGACCCTGAATTCAAGTTTACTGAAAGACGACCTTCTTACCATAAACGTTATGCATATGTATCTGGTTGGGTAGATAATGCTGGTGTAGATAATCTTGGTGGCTCAGGTGGAGACGCTGACCTCGTTATGTCTAATGATGGCGGAACTCCCGCTGGAGCTTCTACTGGAGACACATTCAAGGTTTATATGTCAACTGATTATGAATCCGCTGGTAACATGCAAAACGTTCAAGGGCAATCAACAGGTAAAATCGACGTTGGAGCTTCAGGTACAAGACCTACATTCTTCTTGCCAGACCAGGTAATTAGAGTGCCGTTGTCAAGTTCTGACGGTGGAGGCGCTGGAAGCGCAGCTGCTGGTGGATACATCCTTGGTCGAATTAAATCTGTTACCGATTCTCTTACTAAAGATAGTAGAGAATGTGTATTGTTAACTTGTGAGCTCGTTAAAGCCGCTGCAAGTGGTTATATCTACTTAGCTGGATGGCACAATGACGATGTTGGTTGGGGCAAAGTTGAAAATGATGCAGCTGTTCACGACCAAAGTATCTCTGATACATTAGAACTATTTAGAACTTATGTTGTAGGTAGTGCTCACGGGCAAGGAACTGGATACCCTGAGACTTGGAAAGATCAACCTTTTACGACTGGTTTTGGACTAACTCAGATTTTCAAAACTGCTATAGCAATGGATAACACAACTCGTGCTACCGTTCTAAAGTATGAACCTAATGAGTTTGCTCGAATCTGGCGTGAAAAGCTGATTGAGCACAAGTATGATATTGAAACAGCGTTACTATTCGGCTCCCAAGGCAATGTAAGTGACGTTCAGTATACTCAAGGAGCAGTGGATTTCATTTCTAGTTATGGAAATGTTTTCTCATTGACACACTCAACTAAGACTCAAGATGATTTTCTTGATGATATGAGTAAATTCCTTGACCCTCGGTATAATAATGCTAATGCTACTTTATTCTTCTGTGATACTGCAACTTATAATTGGTTGCATAAGCTCAGTGGATATATGGCTAACAATCTCGGTATGATTGGACCTGGAAATACACAACCAGATGATGCTGGTTACGGTAGAGCTAATATGGCTCTAACTGGTAAAACCAAAGCGTTTGGTGTTGATATTAATGTTATTAGTACTCCTTATGGCGACATGAGAGTTGTACGTAACATTCACTTAGATAAGTCATCAATTAAACTACTTGCCGTAAACATGAGATACTGTGCATACAGACCTCTAGTTGGTAATGGTTTAAATCGTGACACTTCTATCTATGTTGGAGTTCAAACCCTTGAAAACAGTGGCGTTGACCGTCGAGTTGACTTAATTCAGACCGAAGCTGGGATGGAATGGCAAATGCCTGAAGCCCATGCTTATTGGTCTTAATTGAGAAGGTGAATCATGGCAAAAGGTAAAAATCCATTATATGGACAAAACTCATTCGACAAAAGAGTTGGTGAAAGATTGTTTGCAGAAGCTGGAACGCTTCTTGAACATGAAAACTCAACTGACGCTCTCGACATAGCTTCTTACAGCATTCCAGCTGATAAGTTGCAAGTTGGAGACATCGTTAGAATCAAAGTTTTCTGTACAGTTCTTGATAATAACGGTACGGATACCTTAACTCCTATTCTTAAGTTCGGTGGAACTGCTATTGCTACTGGAGCAGCATTAAACGTTGATGATAGTGATATCGTTTATGCATGGGCTGATGTTCATGTAACAACTGAAGGTAGTGCTGGGACTATGACAGCGATTGCTGAAATAAGAACAGATGCAAATGGTGGTACTTCTGTGACTGCCGCAACTAATCTAACATCAAAAGATACAACATCTGCTATAGATGTAGTTCTTAATGTTGATTGGGACGCTGCTCACGCTGATAACGAAGTTAGGATAGATGCTTTTAGTGTCGAACTAGTATAAAAAATCTGAAAGTCGTGAGGTAATAGCGCGATATAAAGATTCAAGTATAGGGAGGCTCGATACTTCCCTATACTACTAATAAAATAATTGTCAGGGGATGAGTGTACTTTCTTTTTCCTCCTTTTTTATGAATGTATTTTCATTCCCCTGGCGGTAATATAGGGATTAAATATGGCAACAACGAATATAGAATTAGATATAGAAAATATAACTGGTGTAGCAGACGCTAATGACCAGTTTGTTATTTCTGCGCAGAAGTTTGTAGTATCAAGCGTTCCAAAAAATTTATTACATTTTGCACAGAAAGCATCATCGGCTTCAACAGATGGTAGTGCAATTTCATTTTCAGTAAATGATTCTATTATTGATGTTCAAAGGAATGGATATAGTTGTAGAGAAATATCAATGTCTGAGTCTATATGGGCTTTAGATTCTACAAGTTTAAAATATGCGACTGCCAAACATCCAGTTTGGTATCATAAGCAAGGGTCTGTTCATTTTGCTCCAGTCACGGATGGGAGTAATGCTGGTTATGTATTTTATGTAGATTATTCTAAGATAGATGATGATAGTGATTTAAGAAATGCAGTTGTGTTTCATGCAGCTTCTAGTGAATTTTCTAAATTATCTTCAGCTGAGATGCCAACAGTATCAATAGCTGCAGTCCCACCTGATGTACCTTCATTATCGACTGTTAGTTTTAGTGAGACAAATGCACTAAGTATTTCGGCTACAGCTCCGACTGCAATATCACTTACATCTGTTTCTTATACTAGCGTAGATAGTGACATAGATGCCTCAGCTCCGACTGTTTCAACTGCAACTGTTAGCGCTGGTGGGGTTTATGGAGCTAATACAGCCCCAGCTTATACAAAGCCAACTTTAAATGGAGGTAACCCTAGAGTATCTTTTGAAGATTGGTGGGAAGCAGAAGAGGATAATAACCCATTTGGAGATAATGACCCAGGTGCTTTATCTATTACTTCTGTGCCTCCAGTAGTTCCTACGATAACTGCCGCCAGTGTAACGATAACTGGCACTGCACCTGTTTATGTTGGCCCTTCTTATAGTCAGATTGATACATATATTGATACTGATGATGATGTAGAGTTAGCTCAGGCTAAGTTGCAGGAAGTAAATAGTCAAGTACAGGATTCTTTAAATAGGTTTAATGATGATAATGTTGAGTATCAAGCAAAATTACAAAAAGATATACAAGATGCCCAGTTAGAAAGTACTGAAGAAGGTCAAAAATTACAGAAGTATTCTGCTGAAGTTCAGCAATATCAATTTAATGTAACTAAGGAAGTTCAGGAGTACGCACAAAAATTATCTCGGTATCAATTAGAAATGAATACATCGTATACAGCTTGGGCAAAGACTGAGTCAGATAATATTCAAGTATTTCAAGTTGATATTCAGAATGAGTTAAATGAGTTTAATAAAGAGAATGTTTCATTTCAGGCAAATATTCAAGAAGCAATGCAGGAGATACAAGTTGCCAATCAGGTAAAACTTGCGCAAGGACAGGCTGATTTACAGGTGGCAATAGATAATGAGCAAAGAAGTCAGGAAAGACAATTACAAACTGCTGTTAATGATATGCAAGCTATTATAGCTGATAATCAAAGGAAGATCGCACAGTACCAAGCCGAGGCATCTCATTATGCTACTCAGGTTAATCAGTATATACAAAATTATACATCAAGGTTGCAAAAAGATATACAAGATACACAAGCTATTATTGCAAACAATGATGATTTATT